GCTGCGTCGCCGGTTCAACACAAGCAAGGTGTGCGTCGAGTGCGTAGAGCCTGAAGACTTCCTGATCAGCCCGCGCGCTAAGACTATCGACGACAGCGACTTTTGTTCATACCGCACAGCTCGAACCCGTGGCGAGTTGATGGCTGAGGGTTTCGACCCCGACGTGGTTGCCAGGCTGGACGAGGAGGACATGTTGAAAGAGGACGGCTCCCTGGGCCGTGACAGTGTCGACAGCTTCCGCAAAGACTCAACGAATCTAAACGACGACCGGGACCGGGAGTATGTGACGGTATACGAGTCGTACATTAAGAAACACGACCCGGAACTCAACGAGTGCGTGTACTACAAGTGCATCCACAGCCGCAGGGTTATGCTCGATATGGAGCTGGTCAGCGAGATGCCGTTCCGCAGCTTCTGCCCGTTCCCGCTGCCTCACCGCTTCTACGGTATGAGCCTGGCCGACGTTGTTGTCGACTTGCAGAAAACCATGTCGAGCCTGAAGCGTGGCGTGGTCGATCACTTGTTCTTAACTACAACCAGCCGTTGGGTTGCCAACCTGTCATTGGTTAAGAACCCACGGGACCTCCTGGATAACCGGGTCGGTGCCGTTATCGATGTAAACAGCCCCAACCCTGAGAACGTTGTGCGCCCGCTGCCGACGCCGCAGCTCAACGGCAACGTCTATACAGCGATCGAGTCTATGGAGCAGGAGAAGGAGGCACGCTCTGGCGCGTCTCGCATGTCACGCGGCATGGACTCCACTGCTATCAGCAAGCAGAACTCCAGCGACCTGATCAACACCTTCATGAACGCCAGCAACCGGCGAATCATGGTCATGGCCAGGAACTTCGCCGAGAACTTCCTGAAGCCGTTGATGCACGACATCTACAAGCTGGCGATCCAGTACGAGAGCCAGGAGAAGATGCTGCAGCTCGATGGGCAGTTTGTGCCTGTGAATCCTCAGTTCCTGGGAGACCGTACCGAGATGAGCGTTGCGGTGGCGCTGACACCCGAGGAGCAGATGAAGGAAGCGCAGACTCTTATGAGCCTGGACCAGCAGTTCACTATGAACCCACAGGATCCGACCCTGGGCGGCCTGTACGGTCAGCAGCAGCGGCACGCGCTGCTCAGTCGCGCCTTTGAGCTTATGAGCATCAAGGACGCTGGCAGCTACCTGGCTAACCCGGCCTCGCCTGAGTTCCAGCAGATGCAGCAGCAGCAAGCGCAGCAAGCGCAGGAAGCGCAGGCACGTCAGCAGGAGATGGAGACCTTCCAGGCCGGCATGACAGCGCGCCAGGTTGCGGTCATGGAGGGCCAGCTCGAGCTTGAAGTTGTGAAGGAGCAGAACCGCGTAATGCTCGACATGGAGAAACAAGAGTTCACCGAGGAGGAGAAGGAGTCGCGTCTCATGCTCGACGCGCAGCGCCAGAAGCATGACATCAAGATCCGCGAGGAAGAGCTGGAGCTTGAGAAGTCACAGAACAGGAACGTATCGATAGGAGGCTAGTGTGAAGTCTAAGTTCGACGCTTTCATAAAAGCAAAGCAGGAACGCCGATTTGGTAAGAAGAAAGAACCAGCGGAGGCGTTTGCCGAGTTCATCGAGTATCGCGATCAAAAGAAAGCGTTAGTCGAGAAACTGAAGCCACCGCGCAAGAAGGCAGTGGATCAAACAAACCAACCGGAAAAATGGAGTTTTTTAGATGACTGACCAAATCAACGACCAAGACATTGGCGAAATTCAGGCGGAAGCCGATGCCGCTACCGAGATGCTGAACAGTGCAGTGTTCAACAAAGCGTTCACGATGATGAATAACCAGCTGATCGAGCAAATGCTGCAAACACCGCCCGAGGCCAACGAAGAGCGCGAGCGTCTTTACCTCATGTTTAAGTCGGGGCAGCTGTTTGTGCAGCAATTCGCTTCCATCATTAACAACCTAGAGTTGCGTAAACAACCAACGGAAGAGTAAGATACGAGGTGACAAACCATGTCCGAAGAACAACCCACCACAGGGGATTCACCTGGGCTAAGCGAAATCGAACGCCTAATGGCTGTACTGGAGCCTGACGAGTCAGAAACCCCGGAAGACCAGGAAGACGTTCAAGAGGCCGAAGAGGCCGACGAAGTAGTTGAAACTGACCAGGATGAAGCATCCGAATCCGATGAGGAAACCGAGGAGGTCGATGACCCAACCGAGGAGACCGAGGAACAGGATGAAGAACCTGAAGAGACTGAGCAGAAGTTTGAGGTCGATGGCCAGGAGGTCACGGTCGACGAGCTGAAACTCGGTTATCTACGTCAAGCTGACTACACAAAGAAGACGCAGGCAGTTGCTGAACAACGTAAAGCCGTGGAGGAACAGACCCGGCAATACGAATCTTCAATCAATGCCCTTCTTACTGCTGCGGGAGCAGACCTTTCACGCTTTGAGGGTGTGAACTGGGAGCAAGTCGCGGTGGAAAACCCTGATCAATATAGACAAGCCAAGGCTGTTTACGAGCAAACGCAGCAAACTTTTAATTTTATTAAAAGCCAAGCTGAAGAGCACATGACCAGGATGGAAGAACAAACCCAGGCAGCAATGCGTGAAAGAGCGCAGGAGAGCCTAGGGATTCTGAAATCCACAATCCCGAACTGGTCGAATGACCTCTATTACCAGATAGGGGACTACGCCCAGGCCGAGATGGGAGTCAGCGCCGATGAGTTCAACAATATTGCTGATCATCGCTCAATAACTGCCCTGTACAAGGCAATGCTGTTTGACCAGGCAAAGAAGGTGACTGCTGAGAAGAAAGTCAAAGCGTCACCAAAGAAAACTTTGTCGGGCAAGAAAGCTGACCCGTCGGATGCAGGCAAGAACGAGAAGTATCGCAAGTCGCGAGAACGCCTCAAAAAGTCTGGTTCGATGGATGACGCGGTCCAAGCCCTCTTGAATCGAGTTAATTAAGGACATTCTCATGGCTAACGTAACAGGTACTTACAAGACCTACGACCAGGTAGGTAAGCGCGAAGACGTCGAAGATATCATTTACGATATCTCTCCCACTCTTACTCCGTTCACTTCTTCTATCGGCGCAAGCACTGCATCTGCAACTCTGCACCAGTGGCAGGAAGATGAGCTTGCAGCTGTTGGCACTAACGCCGCAGTTGAAGGCGCGGACGCTGGATCTTCAAGCGTTGACACAACCACCATCAAGACTAACCACACTCAGATTTTCTCAAAAGTCGTACAGACTTCTGGAACTGCTGAAGCGGTTGGCAAGTATGGTCGATCTTCAGAACTGGCTTACCAGATCGCAAAGAAGGGCAAGGAAATCAAGCGCGACATCGAGCACGCGTTTGTTGGCGGCCTCCAGGCAGGTACTGCAGGAAACGGTTCAACTGCACGTCAGTTGACTTCGGCTCAGAACCAGATCGACAGCAGCACTACCAGCACAGCTGGATCTAACCGTGCATTTACTGAAACTCTCCTCCTCGGTGTCCTCCAGGACGTCTATGAGGCAGGCGGTGATCCTAACCAGATCCAGGTTACTCCATCGCACTCAGTAACAGTCGCAAACTTCGCAGCAGCTTCAGGACGTCAGCGTGATTTCAGCACTGGCAGCACCCTGGTAAACGTTGTTGACGTTTACGTTTCGCCATTCGGTGAGTGCTCTGTTGTTCCTAACAGATTCCTCCAGGCGAACACTTGCCTTGTACTCGACACTGAGTACTGGTCGCGTGCTGTTCTGCGTCCAATGCAGACAATCAACCTCGCTCGCACAGGCGACTCTGAGAAGCGTCAGATGCTCTCTGAGCTGACTCTTGTCTGCGAGAACTCTAAGGCTTCTGGCCTTATCGAAGCATTGACTGCTTAAAACCAATGAAGGGCAGCCCTCCGGGGCTGCTCTCTCTTTATTTGAGGCTCAATGATGTCTGACCATGTTAAAGAGCATTTCCACTACGACCAGCTGGAAGACAGCCTAACTGTCGCTCACACGCAGGACGTATCTGCTGCCCTCGAGGCAAACAAAATTGCACGCGAGCAGGCCGAAGGCCGCCGCATGGGAGAGATGCAGCGCGTTGCCAGCATCCCCACGGTTGTGGTTATGTCGTGGATGCAGGAAGGCATCAACGTCCTGGCACCAAACCATGAAGACCTGAAGCGCATTAAGAAAAAGCTGAACTCTCCTGAGTATGCCTATCTACGCACCGGCGGTGGCCGTCTATGAGTTTGGGTAACTACGGCGAGCTGAAGTCGTCGATAGCCAACTGGCTAAACCGTACCGATCTCACTGCCGAGATCCCTGATTTTATTTCCCTGGCCGAGAGTCGTATCGCTCACGAGCTGCGGATACCTACGATCGAGAAAACGATCAGTGTGACAACCAACTCCCAGGGCGCGATCAATATACCGGTCGACTTCCTGGAGCTGAAAGACGTGTTCTACAACGATAAGCCAATGCAGCGCGTTAGCTTGTCGGAGCTGCGCGGAGCTGGCTCGAGAGCTGGCACGCCAATGATATTTGCCAGGGATGCGGCGCAGTTCGTGTTCCACCCAACGCCCACGATGACCGGCGACGACACCCTGGTGCTGATTTACTACAAGAGCGTTCCTGCGTTGACCGATGCGGCGCCAACAAATGATTTGTTGAGCACTGCCCCAGAGCTGTACCTATACGGGAGCCTGGTCGAGGCAGCAACTTTTCTAGGCTCAGACTCTAGCCGCTGGGAAGCTGGTTATCAGACCGCCCTGGGCAGATTGATGCAGCACGCACGATCGGCTGAGTTCTCAGGCGCCACGCCACAAATAGCAAGCGGGTACTGATATGTCGGGTTTTTACGAAAACATCTCCACCGAGGTTTCTGTTGAGGCGGATGTTGCAGACGCCGAGGCGGCAAAAACTGCTGCCGAGGCTGCACAAACCGCAGCTGAATCAGCTCGCGACACCGCGCTGCAGCACAAGAATGCAGCGGAGGTAGCCAAGAACGCCGCTGAGACTGCCGAGACCAACGCCGAGTCTGCAGAGTCTACGGCCACAACAGCCAAGAGTTCAGCAGAGGCTGCCAGGGACCTGGCTGAGACTTACAAGAACGCAGCTGAGACGGCAAAGACTGCAGCTGAGACTGCCGAGACCAACGCCACTAACACGGTCGCGTCTGTTTCTTCTGACGTTGCAACTGTTGCGGCGATCGACAGCGAGATCACTAGCGTTGCCGGCAGCCTGTCGAGTGTAAACACCGTCGCGGGCGACCTGTCAGGATCAAACAACATTGGAACCGTTGCCGGCATCGACACTGAGATAGGTACGGTTGCAGGGATTTCTAGCGACGTTACAGCTGTCGCCGGGGACGCTACTGACATCGGTACAGTTGCGACTGACCTGGCAGGGTCGGACACCATCGGCACTGTCAGCTCCAACATCGCAAACGTAAACACTGTCGCCGGCATCTCGAGCGACGTCACAGCGGTTGCGGGCGATGCGGCTGACATCGGCACCGTTGCGTCTAACCTGACCGGTGACAACACCATCGGGTCAGTGAGCAGCAGCATCTCGAACGTTAACACCGTCGCCAACAACATGGCCGACGTAAACTCTGTCGCTGACAACATGACCGACGTCAGCAACGCTGCCACTAACGCAGGCAACGCGGCGTCGTCTGCGACTGCTGCGGCTGCGAGTGCGACATCGGCATCGACTAGCGCGACAAACGCGGCCTCGAGCGAGTCTGCGGCTTCGACTAGCGCGTCGAGTGCAGCGTCAAACGCTGCCAGTGCATCTACTAGCGCCACCCAGGCATCGACTAGCGCCACCCAGGCATCAAGTAGTGCAGACCTGGCATCCAGCTCAGCGACGGCGGCAGCGAGCAGTGCGACTGCTGCTGCGACTAGCGAGTCGAACGCGGAAGACAGCCAGCAGGCTGCAGCTGCATCGGAGTCTAGTGCGTCGGGCAGTGCATCTAGCGCGTTAAGCAGTGCCACGTCTGCAACTTCAAGCGCATCATCGGCTGCCTCTAGCGCGTCGTCGGCTGCCGCTAGTGCCGCGTCGGCCTCAAATATTATCGCTGACCTGGTAGATTTAGACTCTGCGGTATCCAATGCGTCTGGGTCGGCCTCGAGCGCATCAACGTCTGCATCGCAGGCTCAGAGTTATCGAGACGAGGCGGAGTCGCACAAGGATGATGCCTACACATACAGCCAATCTGCGGCTTCTGCGGTTGCTTATCAAGACCTAACAGCGATTGCCCAGTCTAAGAGCGTCACTGCGGTAGACGTTTTTGTTTACGACACAAGAAAAGACTCAGACGGCGGCGCTTGGAGAGAGCAAACGCAACACACCAGCTGGTACAACGAGACGCTAAATACCAGCACTCGTGGCGCAACTAAGAAGTTCCCTGCGGTTGCTGTGGTTGTTGTCGAGTCTAATAAGGTCACGATCTACGACGGCGACGACCCATCAATGCCTATGTGGATGGTGTTCAACGGCGCGTATTACAACATGGTGGCGCTAGGGGGTGGCTACCAATACACCACTGTGGCTATGTTAAATGGTGAACTGGCAGTAGGCCATGATGATGGTGCTAGGGCAGGGCTAGACAGAGTTTATTTTATAAAAGATGAAGGCATCCATTACGGAAACAATAACACCAACGCCGCTCTTGGAAGTGCAAAATATAAAGGCACAATTGAGCAACGTAACGACGCCTTATCAAATGTTTTAGCAGGGCTTCCAGTTGTTATTAGCACCCGAGTAAACGACGTAGCCGTGACCGTCCTACCAGACGCTCCGATCGACGACGCTACTGGGCTACCTATACCAACGATTGCCGTAGCGACGGATGGTGGCGCGAGCGTTATCAAAGACGATGGAACTGTTGTTGATATTACGCACACCTCATCTCAGGTCATAGAAAACATTAGTTTGAACGATGAAGGTCTTTTGTTTACGACAAGGACTGGAACGGCAAATACATCTTATTTCCATCATTTGTTCTATGAAATACCAACATCTGATGTTGCTAATGGTACTGGATACTCAGGCTCTACGGCTGATGAATTTTATACCCACAGTGAGTATGGTAGTGGAAAACTACCGCTTTACCGCTCGTCCACTAATGGATTTCACATTGATGACAAGTTGAGCCTTGGCGGTTCAGAAGGTTTGCAGAGTGTTTATCGCTCAACGTCTGTTGGCGTAGCGCTATATAATGCAACCACTACCACCCACAACACAGGCTGGATGGTGGGTGACATCAAACTAGCCACTTTGTCTGACACTGACGGCACTTCGTTGGCTGGCAGTCAGGTGGTAACAAATAATACGTTTGATAGTGATATTAATGGGTGGACTGATGCTTCAACAGGAGCGGGTAGTATTGCTTATGACAACGGCACACTCAAACTTATAGCCGCAAACTACCCTACTGATAGAGGAAGGGCGGCACAGACTATATCCGTTGTTTCAGGTAAAACGTATATGGTGTCCTTTGAAGTAACATCCTCACGAGCTGTTTATCACCAAGCCACGGGCGGCTGGAATAAAAGCGCTAACTACACCACCGGCACACACTCTTATGTTGTTACACCGACTACAAACTCTGTTGTTCTCAATTTTGAACCAATAGGCGGCGGGAGTGCTTCTAGTGCCTCAAACATAGATAACGTCTATGTGAGGGTCGCAGTGCCAGATCGTTCATTTAACAAAAACGGCCTCATAGTCAACGGCACCATCACCCGATCCGCTGTCGCCACCGGCGCAGAGCTGGTGGGGTATGATTTTGGAAGCGCCAACAGCAATTACCTTAAAATACCGTATCAGTCTAGTCTGGCAAGTTTAGGGACATCTTGGACTTTCATAACTTGGGTAGAACGTCATCAGACTAATGGGTGGGACTTTTTGATCTCGATTAGTGGCCCGAACTCAACTCATGGTGCGGGAATAAAATTTGATTCTAATCAAACTTTAAAGGTAGCCCCTCATAATGGGTACAACCATAGCACGGCTGCTAGTAGTGCATCAGATGCATTCGGCTTTGACTTAGATTGGCAAATGATTGCAATTACTTGTGACGGGTCTACTACTAGTTTTTACAGAAACGGAAAACTATCCAGTTTTGCTGCTAAAGCCCCAAGTCTCAGTCTGCCAGACTCCACATATTACTGGGCTATAGGATCAGAAGCAGAACACTCCACCGGCGGGCCGCTAGACGGTAGAGACAAGGCGATGGCGCTTTTACGGTTGAGTGCTACGGTAGCAACCGCAGAACAAATTGCCAAAATCTACAACGATGAGAAGCACCTCTTCCAAGAGAATGCAGCCTGCACTTTGTATGGCACAAGCGACGACGTTAATGCACTTGCGTATGACGAAGACGCAGAACTTTTGCACGTAGGCACGTCAGGTGGGCGGTCGGTGTTCAAAGGGCTTCAGCGAGTAGACAACACCACAGACGCGGTTGGCGTAGCTATCAGTGCATCAAATGACCTGGTTGTCGAGGAATAACATGGAACTGACTATCGATAAGCTCCACACGCACATGTTCACC